ACCCAGACTATACAGTGACAGTTCAGCAACCGTTGACGGTCAGCCCGCCTGACTCGACTACGTTCTACGACAGGATCAACAGCCCGCTTGATGCGGTCAAAACGATGGGCGATTGGATTGCCCATAGCGGAATGTTCGGATGCGTGAAACCGGAGCAGGGCTATGTCCTCGCTCTCGAATGCTTGGCGAACAGGCAGACTCCATTGGCTTGGAAGACACAGAACCACCTCATCAACGGCAATATCACCATGAAGAGCGAGGCAATGCTCGCTGGGATGATGAACGCGGGATGGGATGTTGAATGGATTCAGTTCGATGCGACCGCTGCAATTGCCGATTTCTGCAAAGGAAACAAGAAGGTCCGGGTCGAGTTTACTGCGGCTGACGCAAAGCTCGCCGGGATGCTTCCTGCAAAGCCTGGTAGCGGGTGGGCCAAGTTCCCCGCCGAGATGTTGCGAGCTAGGGTCATCAGCAAAGCGACACGCATGCTGGATCCGAGAATCACTCAGGGCCGTTACACACCGGAGGAGGTGGCCGACTTCTCGAACAGTCCATTGCCGGCACAATCGATTCCTGCGGTAACGGTTCAACCGGTCGCTCCATCCCCCACCGTCAATCAGTACACGTTGGTCGAGAAACTGGAAGCCATCCTCGAAGAACACGCAGATGTCTCCAACAAGTTCTTGATCTACAAGAACCTGATCAATGAAGGACAGAATTTCCGCGATGTATCGTCGAAAGTTGCATCGATGATTGTCGGTGATGCAGAGGGGTTCCTCAAGAAGGCGTATTCGTTTGCTTCGGAATCGAAAGGAGCACAATGAACCATCACACCATCACCCAGCGGCACGTCAATCCGAACATGCCGGCAGAGAAGTATCACGCGGTCCAGGCATTGTCGAAGTCGATGATGGCCAAGCTGCTGAAGTCACCGGCGCATTATCGCGCTGCACAGGAAGAGCATCAGGAACCGTCGAAGGCGATGCAGCTTGGCACAGCCATCCACACCGCTGTCCTGGAGCCTGACCTTTACACCGATGTTGTGGCCGTGACCCCCGATGGTATCGACGGACGCACCAAGGAGGGCAAGGCGTGGAAGGACGCGAACAAGGACCGCATCTGCCTGAACAATTCAGAGAATCGTGACGTGCAGGGTGTCGCTCGTTCAATCCACAAGCATCCGTTCTGGGAGATTGCTGCGACATCGAACAAGATGATTGAGGCGAGCGTGTTCGCTCTTGATACTGAAACAGGTGTTGCTCTGAAGGCTCGTCCTGATCTTTGGATTGGCGATGAAACTTTGGTGGACATCAAGACAACCGATGACGCTTCACCAGAAGCATTCACTCGTACTGTCCTGAACTTTGGATACCATATCCAAGCAGCGCATTACTTGGCGATGACAGGTGCCGCTCATTTTGTTTTCGTCGCTGTCGAGCGCACCGCTCCATACGCTGTCGGGATCTATCGTCTCGATTCGGAATGGTTGCAGGCCGGCGAGAACATGCGTCGCAAGGCGATCACGTTGTTGCACGAATGCCAGGCACTGGACAAGTGGCCTGCGTATCCGACATCGATGCAAACTCTTTCATGCCCAAGGTGGGTGTTAAACAAGTCGGAAAACTAAATCAATAAATAAGTATTATGTTCAAAGTCAATCGACAGGATGGTGCCGCGCAATTCATCAACACCGAGGGCGATTTCGTCGTCACCGTCTCCAAGGTGGAGGAGGCGCTTGATAACAAGGGTCGCGAGGTGTGCAAGGTGACGTTCAAGACCGACGACGGATCATCGACCAGCGACCGGTTCATCAACCAGGAGAACACTTGGTTCCGCGTGAACCAGTTGGTTGCTGCGACCAACCACAATGTTCCTGACGGGACCGAGGTGGATTTCCTCGGCAAGAAGGGGAGTTTCGGCGAGTTCGTGAAATCGATGGTCGGCCTGAAGCTCATCATCGTCGCTCGTTTTGAGGAGTACGTTGATCAGGCTGGCGAGAAGAAGAAGATCATCCGCGTGAAGAACATGAAGGCTGTCGCTCCGGTCGCTGCTGAGGATAACCTTCCGTACTGAAGTGGTACAGGAGGGGAGCGCATTCCTTTACAACGCTCATCAATTTTGTATCTATGAATGTAAAACTAGTAGCGATAACAAAGCCGATTGATGATATGTCGGCCTCCGACTTCATCACATATTGCGCGCGAGTCAGCAATCCATTGAACCAGAACAACTTGCTCACTGCTCCTAAGTTGCTGGATTATTGTATCCGTGAAAAACACTGGTCTATATTTGAACAGGTAACTTTTACGGTCGAGATTGTGACAAGCAGAGCTATATCGGCTCAGATAATTAGACATAAATCATTTTGTTTCCAAGAATTCTCCCAAAGATATGCGGTCGCAACCGAGTTCGAGCCGGTTGAGTTTAGAACGCAGGACTTGAAGAATCGACAGGGTAGTGGTGATGTCATAAATGACTTGGGCATAAAATGCACATTTGATGATACTGTTCGCTTTTGTGAAAACACATATCTGAGGATGATTCGTGCCGGTGTCTCCAAGGAAACTGCTCGCATGATCCTTCCGCTCTGCACGCAGACGACTTTGTACATGACCGGCAATGTCCGTTCATGGATCCACTACCTTGAGCAGCGATGCGCGAAGGGTACGCAGAAGGAACATCGATTGATTGCAGAAGCTATCCGCGATGAAATCTTTGCAGTTCAATTCCCGCAAATCCACGAAGCATTGAATTATGAAAAGAACTGATATCAAGATATTGATCGAGGCGATGCGGATTCTATCCGAAGGGATACAGAGCGAGGATGGAGTGGCCAACGCTGCGATTGCCGAGGCCGGACAAAGGCTCCAGGAGCAGAATGATTATATCAAGCGGCTGGAGAATGAGGGCGACTACTGGATGCTTCGCGAACAAGACGCACAAAAGGCATGGAACAAACTCAAGGAATCCAAACCATGATCCCGCCAAATATCATCGACCAGATTGCTGACGAGCGAGATGAACTGCGCGATGAAAACAAGAGGTTGAAGCATCGCATTGAACTTCTTGAGTCTGCCAATAGTGACGTGGATCGCATCGCAAAGAAGCGGGATGATGCTCTTCTCAGAATAAAAAAGATGGTAATTACCGGGGATAGGCTTTGTGTTTTTTCAAGCAATTACGGATATACAAACAACTGGATTTTGTCTCGCGAAAGAGCAATTAAATCATGGAAGAAGTTAAGGAATAAGGAATCCAATCCATGAATCACACACCTAGAACCAATGACCGTGTCATCATCAATGACGAAGGAGCATGGGTCAGTTCCGCATTTGCTCGTCAATTGGAGATCGAGTTGGATACAGCAACCGAGCGCATCAAATTGCTTGAGAACGGATTGATCAAAATGGCGCTCAATAAATTGAATCCGCCGGGAGGATTTCCCTATGAACAAAAGCAGCAAAACAACTGACAAAATCAAGACCGTTCGGCATACGTTTCCTTGTGTTGAATCGGTGCGTCGAGTTCCGCTATCCGGTGGTCGAGCGGTCACGGTATGGCGCGACAGGACAGCAGACCCGATTAAGGCCGGATACGACGACGAGGACATCGTGATGAGTTGCATCGCCAACGCCGGCGACGACCTGGACATGATCTGTCAGTTGGCCAAGCTCAAGGGGGTAAAGGCTGTAGAGATCAACTGGCCCGGTGGAACAGGAGCGATCATCCGTAACTGAACAACATCATGGAAGACATCGTTGCAGACACAATCAAAGAACGCGGCAAGATATACGGTGAACCGCACCTGAGCCATTCCAACATCGGGTTGGCTTGGGCAGGACTCATCCAACAGTATTACGGAATCAAACTTCCAGGGCCGATGCCATCGCATCTGGTCGAGTTGATGATGGTGGCATTCAAGATCAATCGCAGCGTCCGGGTATTCCATCCTGATAATTATGTGGACCTCCGGGCATACGCAGATTTCGCGGAACACGCACAAAAAAACCCAGGTCAAGAGTACAAACCAAAAGCATGAAATACATCAAACGAACAATCCAGGAAAGCAATCGATAACGCGGTAAAACTTTGCAGGAAATAATACACATGAAAGAAAAAACCAAAAGCACAGTGATCACAATCGACGCGACCATCCATGAAGAGATGCGAAAGTATTGTATCGAGAACGGCATTAAGATCGGGTTCTTTGCAAGCCAAGCGTTGCGGGTGGCAATGATTGGAAAGATTCCAGAGGTCAAGGTCGAGTCAGGCGAGTAGCATAAACATCCCGGTCGTCTCGAATGGCGACCGGGATTCAATATCATAAAATTATGAATCTGAGAGAGTACCAAAAGAAAGCAGTTGAGTGGGCCACCAAGTCCGATGGTTTGATCATAGCTCCTGCCGGTAGCGGAAAAACCTGGATAGCGGCATCAATCATCAAGCATTATCACAAGTTGAATCCCGATTGGCTGTTTGGATGGACCGCTCCGACGATCGAGACGTGTCAGCAGGGACGGGTATCACTAAGCGTTGCGGAAATTCCCGATGGAGTTGTGGATATCCGGTGTCCACATGAGTCGGTGGATTTCAGCAAGAAGAACCTGCTCATAGTTGACGAATGTAAACACAGCCCCGCCGTCAGTTGGAATCGCATCATCGAGTCATGCAAAGGACTTCGCTACGGATTCGACGCGACACCTTGGAGCGATGATGATGACCGGAACAAGGTCACCCGGTCGTTGTTCCGGGATTCAATCTACGAGATCTCTCGAAGCGACATCGGAGATTCATTGGCCGACGCCTATCTGGAGATCAGCGACGCCACCGACCTGAACATCCAGCCCAAGATCGACGATAACATCGACCGGCTGTTCCAAGCTCGTCGCAGGTACATGCGGATCAGCGATGAAGACCTGAAGAAGATGTGCGCTTGGGAATCGCTGGTGGACATCGGTA